CAGCGGACTATTAGTCGCCAACCTCCTAAAACATACGGACTACAATGCATTAAAAATTTCCCTGAGACTTTCGTCTCAGGTACAAAACTACATAATAGTATCGTAAGACGAAAGTTGCGAGGTGAAACCTATTGCTAGGAAAAGTGGAGGCCCGTCCTCCCAGTGGTTGAAATGCTCTTGTGTATATTCTCATTTTCATACTCTAAATCACGTGGTTTAGACGATTAACACAAATGCGTTCTGCCATTCTGCTTTACTTTTAATCCACCTCATAACTAACCCGAAGTGGTAGGGTATTTTAACTATTCACCTAGTATAGCGGTTGAGGGGATACCACCCTCAGTGACGATTAACCTTAAAGGAAATTTTTATATGAGAACTCGTAAAAACTCATGATGGCGCTCTACACAGCGGCAGGATATGTACCATAAATGTAAATAGATGGTGCATTAATAAAGTACAATAGCGTAAAATCTGGAGCAGCCGCAACATACGTATTAATCAACACGCTATCAGAGATAGTCGTTGTCGGAAATGCCAAATCAAATTTAAGAGAAAGCATTTCAGGATCCTCAGAACCTGGTACATTTCCCTTAGTTATGTCAGTACTCAAAAATTTATACTGAGTAAACATGGGCATCATCACATTCAATCCTGATTGTGTCAGTTGATTTGTTAGTGCAGAACCAGCAGATCCAGCAATAGATGTAGCAGCTCGTGCTAATTGACTATTGGAAGTAACTACTGTAGTTGTACTATTCACTGCAACTTGTGTATTAGGAGCTCGGAAAGCAACAACATTCTTAACTGGCACATTGTTAGCAACATTGAAGGTATAATTAACACCTCCACGATAACCAATATATGCGTTAGCTACATAAGCAAGTGCAGTAAATGTACAAAAATTATATCCGTATGTACCAGTAGCCTGCTTATTTGCTGTGCTGTAACCCGTGCTCACATAGCCTGGAGTCATTGGCAACCTTGCGCATATTTTTTCAATCACCTGATATGTATTGGCAGTACCAGAAGGTGCTACTCTATCACACGACAATCGATTAAAACGGTGCAACACAGTTCTGAGACTAACAACTTGTTCCCCAAAATGAACCAAATACTGATTATCAGTACTCTTGTTCACATTACCTAGGACAACCTTGCCATTAATAGGCATGCAAATATACTCATCACTTTGTGGACTAAAGTATGATGCTTGGTGGGAGCTATCAATTTCATCCGGTGCGGCAAATTCGAAATTTTCACCTGCTCGTACAAAAATCAATATGTCAACAGATGATGACAAAACTGGTGCGGTAAGAGCATTCTGAACTCGCACGGTAAAGAAACCATTATCTTGAGTCGCATCATGCGTGAGTGATGGAGACGCGGAAGTAGACCAAGGATTACCTCCACCATAATTACCAATTTTTAGAAACTGTGCATACTGCTGGTAAGGGATCGTGAACTCAACTTCTCGATTTTCACCAATATCCAAAATAGATGTTTGCACTATATTTGCTGTATTATCATTGGTTAGAATGTTATTAATACCAGTCCCATACCCTGAAGGATCAAAACTAATCTTCAACTTTCCTTTATGATACTTAGAGGCGATTACTCGCAATGTGATCACAATATCACCGCGCCAATATTGAAACATATTAGACAACCAAGCCATAGGGGTTAATTGCTGAACCAACGCTCCAGTTATGGATATAGTATCATATAAGTTAGGAGTCACAAGAGTTGAAAACTTAATTGTTCCTGGAGAATCTGCGGTAGACCATGTGGACATAGTTAAGTATGACTCTCTCTGCACTATATGTGAAATTGCCATCTCATCCTTACCATCCGGCATACCAAAAATTCTTGGGTCTACCGACAATTCATTCTTGGGATCCAGTGTTAATTTTTCTACCGGAAATCCAGTCTCACAATTCGCGAATTTTGGAAATGCTTCCACACGCACTGGCTCTGTATCTGAAATGACAGGTACGTTTGTGAACCCGAATAAGGAAGCTATAGCACCAATGGCTGTAGCTCCCAAACGGGTAGCAGTGGCGAAAGTACCAATAACGGGAACAGATTCCAACCTCCCCGCGATATCTGCCACCCATGAAGCAGGTTTCGAAACAACTCCAGTCCCATACTCATCAGATTGTGCCGCATATCCAGCAGTAGCACCGCTTAATTCGATATTCTCAATCCAAGCATAAGTGGTAACAGTGATTCCTGTTCCTGACACACCATTGGCACTCTGCAGGTTAGAATAAATATCGAACCTGAAATTGCCTAGTGTATCGAATAATGAAGCTGTCTGTAACGGAAACATATTATAAGGATACAAAAATGGTAATACCATTTCATAGGTATCTCCATTTGCCGGGTCAATCTTGACATGAGGACGCTGAGACTGACCAATCTTCCAAGTGTTATCAATACCGTGGTAAATTGTATCTCCTTTAAATCCTGTCAATGGACGATAATTAGCTAACATTAGACCATAATAAAAGGGTGAAGCACTAATTTGAATCTTTAATTTAAGGTCTCCCCTGAAAAAAGCATAGTTCGCCAATTTATTTTGAACCGAAGCTGTAGTGGCCCACAATGTCCAAGGATTAAAATTAGTCCGAGCTCCTACATCAGACTCATTCCATGTGAATACATTGATCCGTACAGGACGTGCGAAAAAACTCGCAATATGAGTATTCACGGTTGTGCTGCCCAAAACACTGTTGGTTGTCAATCCAACAGTTTTAAGATCCTGCCTTTCCATAAATGTAACTAGACCCTCTACAGTTTCTTGCGTCTCAGCTTTGGTCTCATCTAAGATAATTTCAGCAGATTGTGACTGCCAGAGATAAGATCCCAATGATTTGTAGCACTCAAATTCCTCTTCTTCTATGCTACTCGAAGAAGAGACCGAACGCACAGGGTTCGGAACTGACACCGCATCTTGTTGCAGTGTACAACATGTGGACTTTACACGGAGCCCACGTCCTAAAAGACTTTGACCTATCATATCATACGTCCTTTCAGCCGATAAAACTTTAGGACGGTTTACAGTTGTCTCTGCGCATACGAACGGAGCATTTACCGTAAGGCTTTGAGGGGTGTGCTCCCCCAGAGAGTACTTCATAGCACTCTCTACGTCATCATATTTCATCCAAAAATCATACACAAGTGAATAATAATTGGGGAACGTACTATCTCTGACCCAGCATTCTAAATCACAATCGATGACTAATTGTTTAAAGAATTGCACTCTATCGTCAAACACTTCCTTGCCATGGAAAAAGTATTCACGAATAGCGGTCTCAACAACACAGATAGTATGTGCTTCGGGCGCCATATCATCCTTCGGTAACCTAGCTGTCAACATCTTGTGAAATGATGATTCATCAAGTGGTGCAACTATACATCCAATATCCTTGTCAAATCGAAAGGCTCTCTTTAGAAAAGAGGCGTCATTGATATGAATATAAGGAACACTCTGCGCCTCCTTCTCCGCCATAGTATACTCAACACCAATACACTTCATGGCCATTGCAATACGCGTATGTGTGAAATTTGGACAATCGTCACTAACACCCATAATATTATCATCGCCATAAGTAGCCAAATGAACATAATCTTGGAATGTAGTGACATCTTTGCCAGAAATCAACATGTAAGCGTAGCGCATGTACAAACTGTTTACGATGCAATTGATAATAACAGTGAGAGGATGCCCTGATGGGTTACCTTGAATTTCTATTAAGTCCCCATTGAAGTCAATGCAGGGGAAGGCAGTATCATGGGCAATGCACCTAATATATCTCAAATCAGAATCCGGCCAACCAGCCTTTTCAGCAAGTCGTTCCAAAATTCTGAACGCAGACAAAATAAATGGCGCTGCCATACGCTTATCAAATTTGCCGTAATCTCCAGCGATGATTTTGTGCTCACCAAATTCAATCAAATAAGAGTAAAGTTTACTCCATTCTATTGATTGTGCCACAACACCTGGCATAGCCTCAAAAATGAACGGATTGTTTTGAATCAGTCTAATATGTGACAGTAAATAACGTCGCACAACTACCGACCAAGCAAATTCACCACCAGTAAAAACTCGAGTTTTACCTGCTTCAATTTTCTTAAGTGAAACAGGCTCATCTTTCAAATGACCACAAAATTGTGGATGAAATCTAGTATTATTGTCGTAACATTGCTCTATCTGAGAAATACGGTCAAGGATCACCTGGTCCACTTTGACAATTCTCCCATCAATCTGTTCGATAAAATTTTTCTTAGATTTCTTGAAAGGGTTTCCAGCACTAGTGCTACAGTTGAGCTTGTCAACATATGTAACACCTTCTGCACCATTCAATGCCACATCAAGTGTGTAAACCTCCAACATCGATATTTTATCACCCAATTTGGAACATATATCATTGAAGAATGCATTCTCACATTTAATAATGTTTTCATTCAAGTAACAATGTACCGGTGTGGTCATATCTTTTATGGCCAAATGCCAAGGTTTCCAATCCATACATGGTGGACCAAAATTTGCTTTATATCCGTGTTTCACAACATAATCACAGATATATGTGGGCTCGACCTTTGACTTGTGCTTTGGTCGGTAACCTGCAAAGCTACCGTAAACAGCAGCTGTACCTTTCTCCAGGAAGCGTATACAAGATTTATGGTGCAAGTCAATCAACTTTCGCTCATATCCAGGGGCTGAAATTGGAATTTCTCCCTCCGAAACCTGCGATTCAAAATGAGAGATCAAAGATCTCAAAATCTTTTGCGATAAATGTTGCATAGCCACACCACCATTTGGAGCTCCGCTTGTGTGCATTCCCAAAATAACTTGAGAAGATCCGACATCACATATACACATAGAACCACAATCACCCTTTGAAGTGGGACGAATTGCGATCCCATGATACCCCGGAACGCCAAAAACTGGACAAAGCCCAGCTCTGATATTATTCACAGGGAGAATCTGTGTTTCACCGCTACGATCTCTCATGATATACCGTCCTTTGTAGATACCTTGCAGTAAGGTGTCCAACGGGAAGTAATCTAAGAGACTCTTGCCTGGAGGTAAACTTCTCAATTGAAGGATGACTGCATCTGTTTCCGGAATTTCTATCAAGTCTGCCTTACTAAATGAGACGCCATAGATATTTCGAGATACGTTCTTGTCAGTACTCTCTCGAATGACATCAACCTCACCTACATCAGCTTTAATTGCGTGCTTATTAAGAAGCCACAAATTGCCATAAAAATTAACTGCTGTGTTGAACGAGCCACGACCAATGCATGGAAATCGAATATTAAACGTCGCAGTCTGACGTAGAAGGCGTTCTTGAAGAATGGTTCCTTGGGCACATTTTGAGACCCCTGAAATCTCACACTCAGTAGTGGCATAGGGATCATGATAATAGAAAGTCTTTTTCTCTTCTATCATGGGCAAAGGAATGCTACCTTCATTACCCTGTGTTACAAAATTATTAACACGGTCATAAAGAATTCCTTTACTACCACAATCAAAAGTTCGCGACTCACCAATCGCCATATCCGCAATATCCTTCTTTGCAGCTGGATTATTGTGAATTTCAGATACCGTAAAAGTACCTTCAGATGTCATCACATTCCCTTTCTCATAAATCATGAAACCTCGTGAAAGAGCTTCCTCACGCGTTTTCGGATATTGTTCCACTTCCTTTTCAGGTTCAGTATTCCTGATATACGTGTTCCATAAAGATCGCAAAGCAATTAGTGTGACAGGTAGCGCCAACAAAGCTCCAAGCCCATAAAGGTAATTTTCTTTATTCTGAATCTTTTCAATTTTCTCACCACAAATGCGGAAGATCAATCTCCATGTATCTAGTTCATTACCACATAACTTAAAAAGTAAACGGTATTTCCAGAGGGAACCATATTTCCACATATAAAATTTTGCCAAAATGCATGGAGCATATCTAGCTAAATTATAAAGAAGAGCTACAGATAGAAGAGTAATGATACCTACAAAAGGATACTGCATCAGGAGAGTAACAGCCAATGTCATAATCAAATACATCCAATTTGACACTATATTGTTAATCATCTCAAAATCAAGCGGCGAATTTCTAACAACCAATGAATAATACCATAGTTTGAATTTGAATCGCTCACCTAAATCTGAGACTTCAACCTGGTCAGTGCAAACACAATTACCCATCAATTTCTCACAAACTCCACATTTGGCATATTGGTGGGGCCAAGATGAACCACAAAGACAGTCACCCTGAGGTCGCTTGCAGCCCATGCAAACTTGCACTTCAGCCATTGATTTGGCTGCCGCATCGGCCTTTGCTTGGGATTGAGCGTGTTCTTCAGCAGCAAAAATATACCATTGTAGAAATGAGTTAATATCATCAAATGATTCAATTTCCTCATATCGTGTACGTTGGTTATCTTTTTCCTGCAATGATTCAGGCATTGGCACAGACACCTTAAAATTCCAGATATTCATATACTGTCCTTCTGGAGTTGGAGGTATCTTTTTTGAATCCACCATAAAACCATTCTTGACATACTCCTCCTTTACTGTAGGAGTCACCACAAAACTCAAACGTCTAGCAATTGCAAATGGACATGCAAAATATGCGTGCAAATTCAAATGCTTAGTATTAGTTGTGGCAATGAGCAGCTCTGCCTTGACAGGAGTACGACCCTTATCTTCCAGAGCTGCTTGAGGAGGCGTGTATGGAACAGAGTTTTTAACCTGCAATAACTCTTTCAAGGTAGGATCAACCTCCCCAGTTGGAGCTAAAAAGGCAATATCATCCATAACAATACACCATTGAGTGGAATCAAAACCAGACCAATATTCATCCGTGGGGCAACGTGTGTAGCGATAAGTATCATCAATCGGAAGATTAAAACACTTGCCGTAGTGTTTAAACATTATTTCCGTCAATTTACTTTTCGCAATATGTGATGATCCATGAATAAGAATTCCAAACGGGTCTTTTCTTGGTTGTTGTGCTGACCTACGCGTCGTTTCTTCAGCCTCAATCATCTGTAGTTCCATAAGAGTCTTTTGCAAGAACAACTTCTCACCACGATCTAAACCTCCAGTAAATTTAACTATCGATTTGCCTTTCTCTATGGTATCCTTTAATTCGGCTACATAAGAGAATCGATTGAATCCATGAGGTTCAGGATTGGATAAAAATTTGCTTTGCATCTTCAATTTTTGTGATGTGGCCAACCACTTCTCATATGAAGATCCACTATGTATAAACTTAGTGGCATCTCCAGTTTTGAAGAAATGATAACCCGCTTCACACACAAAAACAACTGCATCCAACATGGCATGGACCATGTCAAATCCGGGTTTGTGTGTTCTCTTAAGAGCTTCCTCTTCGAACTTATCGAATTGGAGACTCTTGAAAGTAATTGAAGTTCCTTTCAATAGACCAGTACAGAGTAAATACATGAACAACTTATGGAGTTTCTTGTAAACTGCCATCTCCTTAAGTTTCTCATAACTGCCCAAGACTTGTCTCATTCTCTCAAAACTGTACTCTACAGCATCCTCCTCCTGAGCTTCAAATCCCATACGTGACATAATATCATTAGTCGATGGATAAGAAGTCGAGTGAAATAAATCATCTACAATCTCCAACAAAATATGTAGGAAAGTAAATTTCATTCCTCTCAATTTGCAAAAATTAACAACTGCCACACATCTGTCAGCATTATTTCTGCTTCGAACAAACTGGAAAATGAGGAGACCGACATCTTCAATAAGATTAATCTCCTTATCATATTTACCAGTAATATTCAAATGACGTCCCAAAAAAGATTTGCCCAAATGCTCACCATTCCAGATCCATTGTTTGAATCTATCTTGATAATCATTGAACAATTCCATACTCTGGGCTTCAAATTTGCAAAATTTACAATTCGAACGGTAGAATATTAATCGCTGATCAAAATCCATCAGTAAGATTGTATTTTCGCAGTTGTAACAGTATTCATAGATTCCATTGTCTAGAAACACTTCTTCCTCTCGAATAACATCGAGTGGGGATTGTCTTGAGATAGGACCAGGATTTGGTTCAACACATTCACGTGTCAAATCACGAACCCATTCATCTCTCTTCATCCCAACCTTGGCTGGGGGAGCGTTTTCAATATAAATTTTTGTATGACGACCACGTGGTGTCAAAATATAACCAATTTTAGCAATGATAGTATCAGCTTTCATATGCTTAAAATAAGTTCTTCCAGTGAACATGTGATCAGCTGGGGCACACAATTTTCCGTTTTTAGGGTCACTCATGCTAGTTCTTGTAATTTCAATGTTCTTCATTTTCATTTCAAAAATTTCATTTTCTTCCATTTCCAAGCACCAAAAATCATGAGTTATCACCGAAATTTCGACAATTCTTCCAATGTTCAATCAAAGTTTGAGTATACATCTGCCGTGACCAACAAACAGTATGTAACGCTTCTCAATGTACAAGTTCAAATAATCTCCACTGTATAGAGGAATGTGCGAATTACCACCAATGGCTCAAAAGCGATGGCAATGGCGCAAACATAAACAGCTTAAATATATCATCCCATGCACTTAGGGGATAGCTTTCGAAGTGTGGTTGAGGTGCCACACCCTTTTATGACGTATCTCTACATCATGAGAACCCTGCAACTCGTTCACGTCCACCGTATGACGTGTCCCGAGTTAATTCCCATCAACTCTTGTCTTTTCTTTACTAATCAGTCCCAATGTCTAATCTTTAGATCAAACTCAAAATTCGACAATCAAAATGAGGCTATGGCAACAAAGTTGCCCAAAAGTGTAGATAAATCAAGTAAACCTGATAATCTCGTTCAAACATTCGGTCGTACGCCTTCACATAGCAGCTACGACTAACATTTTTATTATAAATCTCACGACGTCTAAATGACATCGACTATTGACTCCAGGAAAAATAGCATCTTCATAACGCATTGTAAGCTCATCTGTCGGAAATAACCATACAGAGAGCAAACTTAAAAACCTGTCTCAACTTCGACACATAGAGTGTTGAGGTACTCTAAACAAATACTGAATTATTGTGGATAAATTCAGTGAAGTAGGCGTTGGTAACCTACGATTAAGTTAGGGGTTGTACGTATCGTGTTACAGACGTATGAAAATAATTGTAATATCAATTGGCATTCCACGAAATTGACTCTTCCTTCGTCATGTTGCGAATTCCTTCCTATGGTACATTATGTCTCGCAGTGAATGTACCATGAAAGGATCCGACGCAATCAAGCGGAGGATCCAAGTATATCGTAAATACTTTCTCTCCAAAACATAACATGCAGTGTGTAAAACACACTGCAT